TGGTGGCGGCACCGATCAAGTCTTTGTGGAGAACGGCCAAACAGTGACGGCGGACTACACCATCACGACCAACTTCAACGCAATGAGCACCGGCCCGATTTCTGTCGATGCTGGCATCACAGTCACCATTCCCAGCAATAGCGTCTGGGTTGTTCTCTAAGGAAAAATCATGCCAATTACATTAAATGGTTCTGGAACAATCACAGGCATATCTGCTGGCGGTTTGCCTGACGCAATAATCACACAGCCTGAGTTGGCTGCTAACGTGGCTGGCACTGGCCCTGCGTTCAGTGCTTACAAAAGCACAAATCAAACTTTAACAACTGGCGTTAGCACAAAATTAACTTTTGACACAGAAGATTTCGACACCAACAATAATTTTGCGTCATCTACTTTTACCCCAACAGTAGCGGGGTATTACATGATTGCTGGTTGTTCTGCATGGGGTGCTTCGGCAACTGGTCAAGCAACAATATATTTGTATAAAAATGGCAGTGTATTTAAAAACGGTAATTCAGACACCCTTGACATAAACATAAACAGCACTAATATTTCTTCTTTGGTGTACGCAAATGGAACAACAGACTATTTTGAAATATATGGGATTCAAAACTCAGGCGGCAATTTAATTTCCGTTGGCGGGTCTCAATATACATTTTTCCAGGCCGCCTTGGTAAGGAGCGCATGATGACATTGCCAGAAAAAATCAAAGCAATCTATCCTGAACTGCAAGACAGTGACTTCTTGAACACCATCCGCTTGCAGAATGATTCTGATGGCAAGGGCGACTACATCAAAGAATGGAATCACCCAACACTTCCACGCCCCACTGAGGAGCAATTAACATGAGCATCAAAATCACAATTCCAAACACCTCGTCAGATGTTCTGACGTTTGGTTCTGCCAACACTCCTACAGCCGCACAGATTGCAGGTATTGATAGCGGCTCATCCAACGGACAGTTGGCTCTGTACACCACGGCATCTGGTACTAGCACTGAGCGTGTCAGGGTTGATGCCAGCGGTAATGTGGGTATTGGTGTTACGCCAAGTTCTTGGAGTCTTTCTGGTGGAAAGGCGATTGAATTATCTGGAGGCGGATTAAATAGTTTTTCAACTACTTTTTTGCAGTTGGTACAAAACGCTTATTACAACGGCACAAATTGGATATACAAAAATACTGCTGGTGCAACTTTATATCAACAAGGCGCAAGTTCCCATATTTGGCAATATGCCGCCTCTGGTACGGCGGGTAACCCTGTTACGTTTACCACTGGTATGACCCTCGACTCCAGCGGTAACTTGCTGGTGGGGAAAACTGCCACGGGAACTTCAATCGCAGGTGTGCAACTTGAAAATACTGGTACTGTGGCCGCTACAAGGAGTGGTGGCGTATGTGGTATTTTTAATCGTTTAACGAACGATACCGATCTTGTCTGGTTTCAGCAAGATAATACTACCGAAGGCTCTATATCCGTCTCAGGCACAACCGTGTCCTACAACGGCGGTCACTTGTCGCGCTGGGCGCAAACCATCACGGCAAAAGACGATACGCTGGTCAAGGGCACTGTGTTGTCCAACCTTGATGAGATGAACGTCTACACCGATGCGGAAGGCAACCCTGTTGACAACGAACAGTTGAACAAGGTGAAAGTCTCTGATGTTGAAGGCGATGTAAATGTTGCTGGTGTGTTCGTCAACTGGACACATGACGATGCTCACAATGTGGACGAGATCAACATGGCAATGACAGGTGACATGATTATTCGCATTGCTCAAGGCGTGACTGTCCAACGTGGTGACTTGCTCATGTCTGCTGGTAACGGCACTGCCAAACCTCAAGGCGATGACATTGTTCGTTCTAAGACAGTGGCTAAAGTCACATCAACCCATGTCACTTGCACCTATGCAGACGGTTCTTACTGTGTGCCTTGCGTGTTGATGGCTTGCTAAAAGGAGACTAAACAATGTCAGTCACAATTAACGGCACAAGCGGCCTTGTATTTAACGATGCCTCTACACAGGCGACAGCGGCTACTGGCTTTGGGTTTAAAAACCGCATCATCAACGGCGCAATGGTTATTGACCAGAGGAATGCGGGGGCGAGTGTTACGCCTACAACAAGCGGAACATATACGTTAGATAGATGGCAATCAATTCTTACTCAAACATCTAAATATTCAGTTGAGCAAACAATTACAGGCGTTTCTGCACCAGTAGGTTTTACTGACTATCTTGGTGTTACATCATTGTCTTCCTACGCTATTGTGACGGGTGATATATTTGCAATTCGTCAACATATAGAAGGTTTTAACAGTGCAGATTTAGGTTGGGGGACTGCTAATGCTCAAACAATAACGATTTCATTTTGGGTTCGCTCTAGCCTGACAGGCACTTTTGGCGGGTCAATCAATAATAGTGCGTTTAATAGAAGCTACCCTTTCACGTATACGGTTTCATCAGCTAATACTTGGGAACAAAAAACAATCACCATTGCTGGTGATACTAGCGGCACGTGGCTAACCAATAATTCTGCTGGGATAGTTTTGGGGTTTAGTTTAGGTTCTGGAGCAACATACACTGGTACGGCTGGTTCTTGGTCAGGAAGTACTTTTACATCAGCCACAGGCGCAACCAGCGTAGTCGGCACAAACGGAGCCACGTTTTACATCACAGGTGTCCAGCTTGAGAAAGGCTCAACAGCAACGAGCTTTGACTACAGGCCTTATACGACTGAGCTTCAGCTTGCACAGCGGTATTATTTTCGCTTAGTTTCAGAGGCAAGTTTTGGTCGTTTTGGTATTGCGAATAATCTTTCCACAACTACTGCAACAGCCATAATACCATACCCTGTAAAAATGAGAGCCATCCCTTCTGCACTAGAGCAAAGTGGAACGGCGGCAGATTACACAATCTTGGGTACAACTAATAACACTTGCACAAGCGTTCCAGTTATTTCTACTAGCGGAACAAACACAATATATGGGACGGTTAACTTTACAACTACTGGATTAACAGCGGGGCAAGCAAGCCAGTGTTCTAGTAGTAGTGGAGTTTCTACTGCTTTTCTTGGATGGAGTGCTGAACTATGATTTATAAAATGCTTCCCGCCGTTGAGGGCGAACAACAAATTTACGCTCGCATTGACGATGATGGCAAATGCCGTCTGACTTGCACAGAAGAGTACCCAGAGTTCAAGGCTTGGATTGAGGCTGGCAACACACCAGAGCCAGCAGATGATTGAAAAAGACTTCGCGGTGCATGAAGCGATTTGCGCTCAACGGTACGAGGCGATAGAGAAGTCGTTCGTGGATGGCGACCGCCGCATGACGCGTATTGAGTATCTGCTTTACATCGTCATCGGCGCTGTGTTGCTGGGCCCAGGCTTTGCCGGTGAGCTGATCAAAAAAGTCTTGGGGCTGTAAATTGATCCGATCAGCATCCTCTTTGCCGCCAATGCTTGCGTTGCCGCAATCAAAGAAGGGTGCGAACTCTACAAGCAAGCCAAGGAAACTTTTGTTGAAGTCAAAGAGACTTATGACGAAGTGGCTGGGATTGCCCAAGAGGTGGGCGGCTTCCTTGGCCCAATCATCTCCTGGTTCCGAGCCAAGCCAACAGCCAGCGCCAAGCCAGCCAAGGCCAAGCCTGTGGCGAAAGCGTACGTCGATGAAACCCAAGTCATGGCCGACGTCGTCAAGCAGCTCACCGAGTTCTTCAGGCTTCAGTCACAGCTCGCCGCGCTGATCAGGGAAGAAGAGGAACAAAGCCAAACAGTCTACGACCCCAACGCCAACCTGATGGAAGCCGCGCTTAATCGTGTGATGGCGCTAGACCAGATGGCCAAGCTTGAGGTCACAATCAGGGAAACCATGGTGTACCAAAGCCCGCCCGAAATGGGCGCGCTGTACAGCAAGGTGTTTGAAATGCGCGACGTCATATCAGAGGAACAGGAAAAGGCTAGACTAGCGGAAGAAGCACGTGAGAGGGTCAAGAAGTGGCAACGTCGTCAACAAAGCGAAAAGCAGCGTCTTCGTCTGGCAATTCTGGTGGCGGCTCTGTTCCTAGTTGGGTACCTCCACCTGTGGCTCCAAATCCTCCGCCTCAAGATGACACCGCATTTTTGATCATCATCTTCGTTCTGGTCGTGCTCCTCTTGGGGCTGGCACCAATCGTAGTTGACATGTATTTTGAAACCAAGGCCGCACTGGCCGAAATTAAGGCTTGCAAACCATGACCAAACAACTTGAACAAAACTCCACATACAACCAGTTCGACACCGACCACGACGGCGTAGTCACCGACCAAGAATTGGCGCGCTCTGAGCGCATGATGATGATTGAGAACATGGACAAGATGGCTGACCAACAGCGCGTCATGTCCTGGGCCGCGCTGGCCGCTCCGCCCATCCTAATTGCCTACCTGGCCTCTGAGCTGGTCACCTTGGAAAAGGTCAACGCCTTGAACGGCTTGGCCACAACCTACTGCGCCGCCATGGGAACGATTGTGGTGGCCTTCATGGCCGCGCAAGCCTACGTCCGTGGTAAGGCAGAGGGGTGAAAATGGATCAAACACTACGAGGCAAACTGACTTATAAAGTCACCCTGATGGTCGCTTCAACTTTGTGTATTGTTGTTTGCAGCATGGTGTTTACGTTGATGGTTGGTCTGTTTGATCCTCTTGTAGACAACGCTGAAATTTTCAAGCTCATCAGCCCTGCATTCCAAACCGTGGTTGGCGGGTTCATTGGTTTGTTGGCTGGCATCAAGCTGTCCCATGACGATGAGGAAGTGACCAAAAAATGAAGGGTTTACTCTCTGGCCTGATCGCCCTGCTGCTGACATTCGGCGGCGGGTATTTCTACGGCAAGCACGTTGAGAAGGAAGCCCAACAAGCCGAGGTGGACAAACTCAACCTTGAGGCCCGCGCCAAAGAACAAGCCCTGACCGTGGCCGTGACAACAACTGCTGATGCACTGAGGAAGACAAATGAAAAAGCCAAACAAGCTACACAACAGCGCGATGCTGCTATTGATTCTGGTGCTCTCAGGTTGCGCCTCAAAACGACCTGCCCCGTATCAGCCGCCGCAGATCCCAGCCCTGCCGCCGGAGATAATCGAGGAGCGTCATCAGCCGAGCTTGACCGAGAGACTGCTAAAGCTCTTGTCGCCATAGCCGAAGAAGGCGACCGCGCCATTCAAAAACTCAACGCTTGCATTACCCTTTACAACAACGCTAGGAGCGCCCAATGAACTTGTCCCCCAACTTCTCCCTACATGAGCTGACCAAATCTGAAACCGCTTTGCGCTTGGACTTGGACAACACGCCTGACAAACAAGCCACAGAGAACCTGCGCCTGCTGTGCGAAAAGGTGCTCCAGCCCGTGCGTGACCACTTTGGCAAGGGAGTCAAGGTGAACTCCGCCTACCGCAGCCCTGAATCAAATGCCGCTGTTGGCGGGTCAAAAACCTCAGACCATTGCAAGGGCATGGCGGCTGACATTGAGATCCCAGGTGTAGCCAATGCTGACTTAGCGCAGTGGATCATGGACAACCTTGACTACACCCAGCTCATCCTTGAGTTCTACACCCCAGGCATTCCAGACAGTGGTTGGGTGCATGTCTCTTACGACCCCGCCAACCTCAAGAAGCAAGAGCTGACCGCCACCAAGGTGGCGGGCAAGACTACATACCTCAACGGGTTGGTTGCTTAACCTCGGCCTCAAGCTCACGCAAGTCCATCGCGACGTCGGCCACGCCGTGCCAGTCGCACCGCGCGATCATCACGTGAAGGTACTCGATCAAGATTGCGCGTTGTGTTTCGTAGTCACTGTAGTCGGTCATTTCAGGCTCCTAATGTAAATTGCAAAACTATCGACGGTGTCTTTGCCAAACACCGTCATCTTCTCAATGTGCTGCGCTATCTCTTCGATCACAAGGTCACGGTAGGGGTTTAGAGATTCTTTGCGTTCGGTTTCATCGATGTTCTCATCCATTGTTCAGCTCCCTGTACGCTTTGAGGGCGTCTTTTAAGTCTTGCTCCAACTGCTGGATGCGCTCGTCTTGCTCCAGCAGCTTCTCGTTGGCTTCCTTGGCGAAGGCTATCAGGTTCTCACGATCCCAAACCTCAAACATTTTTTCTCTCCTGGATACTTTTAGACAGCAACTGGCGCAGCCATTTGCTTTTGCCAAGCCGCTCGTACTCTGCGTACTCGCTTGGGGTTAAAC